GACCTTGACCCTTTTGACGACGACCTTGACCCTTTTGACGACGACCTTGACCCTTTTGACGACGACCTTGACCCTTTTGACGACGACCTTGACCCTTTTGACGAATGTGATGAACTTCCGGGGTCCATAAATAAATGACTTATATATTTATGTTGATATTATTTTCTCTTTTTCATTGTTCGCGATTTACGCCTTTTTGACGAACGGCGACTACCGCCTTTACTACTGCTGACTGCATCTTGTAACATTTTTGTTAAGCTTGTTCCTCTATCGATTGCGGTATTTATTTCTTCAAGATCCATATGAAGAAATTGAACGTTTTTGTTCTCTCTGAATATTTGCTTTATAGCACCAGCTTCCGCTTCAGTACTTACACCTAATTTGAGTAATAACATACATAACGATTCGAGATTGGGAACAACCATTTGTAACTTGTTAGAATCACTTGCCTCTTGTAATGCTTGTACCAAATTATCATACTCCTGCTGTTGACCATATCTTACGGAACCCCTAATATTCTTGCGAAGCATTTTATTATCTTTATTAATTCTACAATTCTTAGTGTTCTCGTAGCTGGTATCTAAGGGTGATCCTGATCCTGATTCAAACATAGCAGACTCCACTGAAGAATTACTTTGCAGCAAATTTCCTAACGTACATATTTGTTCTTTTTTATTATCTTTAAAAATGAAAGGCAATGCTTGATCCGCAAATAAACGATTTTCAGGATTTTTAGCCTTTTGTTCTGTTAGTTTTAAACTAAATATAGCATCATCGAATCTAAAGAAAACATACCTATACATTTTTTTAAATGGTCGTTCACGTTGGTCTCTTGGTAATACTGCGTAAAATATCTTAACGTCAGTAAGAAGAATATTACTTGCCGTTGGGACCATATTCCGTAACTGTAGCATCTGGTTATTTACTTTCTTTGTAGAGTGACTATACGGTGGCAAGTGCTGGTCGTCAAGTAGTCTCTTTATTAAAAGTTCTACCATACCATTTCGTGCTAATAAACCTACCCGATCTTTGGTTGTAGTCACTATAGAAGTTGTGTGTCTACTACGTTTTCTACTTCTGCTATGCGGACTTCTTTCCGCTGATGAGTCTTCTTCTCTCTCGCGCTTACTACTTTTGGGAGGGCTTTCAACGTCTTCCTCTTCCATACTACTTATTATATTATATACATATATAATAATCATGACGCACCCCCCTCGCCGCACCGCCCTCCTCGTCGGTATTAACTATAACAACAACCCCGAGGCCACGCTAAATGGTTGTTACAATGACGTCGTCAACGTTTCCCAGTATTTACGCACCGTTTTAGGATACGCCACATCCTCCGTAACGGTTCTCACTGACGGCAATCGTGGTGCTGCGGGTGTCGGCACTGCGTCCGCTTTACCGCCCACCCGCCAAAATATCCTCGCGGGGATGGCCGCCCTCGTCGCAGGGATGGTCGCCGGCGATGAAGCCGTATTCCATTTCTCCGGCCACGGAACCCTGGTCCGCGATACCAACGGCGATGAAACCACCACTGGACTCGACTCGTGTCTGTGCCCCCTGGATTACAACACGCCGGCATCCACCGGAGGCGGAGTGATTACCGACGACGAAATCCGCGCTCTTCTCGTGAATCGGGTCCCTCGCGGTGCGCGCCTTTACGTCATCTTGGACTGCTGCCATAACGGCACCGGTTGCGACGTCCGGTATAAATACGAGGATTTCAGCGTGCTTCTTCGGCCACCATCCACGCGCACCGGCGCTGTCTGGCGCACCCAACAGAAAGCTTTTACCGACGGCAAATACGCAGAAACCGCGGGTGAAGTCTATATGATTAGCGGATGCCGCGACGAACAAACATCTGCCGACGCTTATATCAACAATGCCTTCGCAGGCGCGCTTACTTACGCCGTATTCGCCATCCTTCGCGCCAACAACGCCAGCATCCGCACGTATTCGTGGAGCTCCCTCCTTCGCGATGTCCGCTATTTTATGCGCGTGAATCGTTACTCCCAGATTCCGCAGTTAATGACCGGACAATTAATTTCTCCGGCCAGGCCGGTTTTCGCGGTGGCGGCGTCGGGCGCGCGTGGCGGTGTGGCATTAGAACCGAGTTCCGGTTCTGGTTCCGTCGGGGCGGTCAGTGCGGGCTCTAGGGAGGTGCCTTCGGCTTCAACGACCTTATTTTCTTTTGCCGTAAAACCGAAATCCGGTTCAAATACACCTCGCCATAGTATTCAATTTTTGGTATAAGTCTGGCTATTATGGTATTCTAAAAAAATTGAAATGTTTTTTTACAATACATCGAATACAGCGAATCAAGCAAAGAACGAACGAACGACTCAATGGCCACCGTAAACCCGAAACTAGCAACACTTATGCGCGTTATTGAAGACAATCAAGACAAAATGACTGAGGGAGAGTACCTCGAGGCGATGAATGCTTTGGGCGCACTCCACCGTGAAATACCTGCCGCCGCCGCCGCCGCCGCCGCTGTAGTGCCTCCACCGCCGGGGGCGCCTCCTTCCTACGCCGAATCCGCCGCCGCTGGGTTGTTTGCTCCCCGAGTGCCAGAAGTAATGGGTGGCAACATTACGGAAATGCGTGCGTGGGAGCGCGTGAAACAGTATCACCCCGACCCTTTTCACAACCGAATTCGTGCGGAAGAATGGATGCTTCTACCTTACGAGACCCGGTATCGACTCTTGCGTGAAGCGACGGAGCATTTTGTCAACAAAAAAGAACCGTTACATCGCAGACCAGAACCTTCGGTCTGTCCTTTCATCACACGTCACGCGGTCGGACTTTGGAGCGACGAGGACGATGGCAATACGAACTGGGAATGCGTATGTGGCTACATCGGAAAAGTCAAACACTGGAAGAAACACGAACAAAGCGAGCGTCATCAGGAGTGGGCCACTCATCGCACCGTAAGCCGACGCAAGATACAAAAAATGAAGGCCTACATCAACGATGACGAAGTGGGCAACTTTGTTCGCTTCGCAAGTTACGCGCCGAACCCAGCTGGATTGTATCCCGGCGGAATTCGATTCTATCCCGTTTGGCAGGACAAAAATGAATGGACGCATCCGGAATTGTTTGCGGAGTTTCATCGAAGCCCGATTCCGGTGTTTCACTTGGACGAGTGCGGCAACGTTGGCGAAACCACGACGACGTGGTTTGTTCATCGCAGAAACATCTGGGCCAGGGACTATGTTCAGTAAGTAGTGTGTATGTGTGTAAGAGGTGCGGGTATGCCTCATTTTTTATACAATTTCGGTCTTCAAGGGTGTAAATAAAAAGTGTTAGAGCATATACACATTTTACTTACCTTTATATAGACTCTGCCGCGGAAATGTTTCACGACGCACGGTTTTTCCACTCCTCGAACCACTCCACAAAGCATTCACACGCTTCTTCCGTTGAAATTTTCCAATCTGAGTAAACTGCCGCAATTTCGTTGAATCCTTTTTGCTTTTCTTGTTCTAGGTTTTCTGGATCCAATATATCGTCTGAAAGTATTCCCGCATCGCGGAGCGTCTCAATAAATGAACAAGCTTGTTTGGGTGTGATTTTGTCATCATACAACAGCTTGGCGGTTCGGTTGAAGAGTTGTTGTTCTTGTTGTTGTCTGCTCATAATCTCTGGGTTCGCTGTATTCTATTAAATAAATAGAAAGCATTTCAATTTTATTTGAAAATAGAGACAAGATACAATATCAATATCATTATAAAAATATTAGAACACACACACACACACATACTTACATCTTTTGATGCTCCATATATTTCGCGGTGATATTCCGCATAATGTGAGCGCAATTGTCCTGAAACTCCGTTCTGAACTCTTCCGGAAGCCGACTGATAATGGAAGCAAGATGTTCGCTACCAGCGGTGGTCGCTGAATCTTCTTCTTCGGTCGCGGCGGCAGTGCGGCTGTCCGTCGTGGTGACTGCTTGTAATAGCTCTGCGGCGGCGGTCGCCTCCTCATACGTCGGCGGTTGCGAATTCACGATGAAGAAGTTGTCACAATTTTTTTGGGACGTTTCACTCCACATCACGGTTCGCATCCATTCGTAGTGCTCCTGAACTTTGTTTTCGTATTCCGTGCGGGGCCGGATGTCAAACCAGTCGTCTTTGGTCTTCACCATCATAACGAGGCGGAAGTCGTTGGTGTAATGCTTGTGGTCGCCAGTCATTTCAATCCAAATTCGCGAGGGTTTCACGTGTTCCTTCTCGTAATCTTGGTGCCTCTTCAGGAGCGCAGGTGGAATTGGCTTCTGCCAAGTTGATATGCTGCTATCATCAACCTTCCCTAAATGAAACCACTTGATACTCAGCGGATTACGGTAAGACGTGATTTGATTCGCGTCAGTCTTCAGCCAGTGTTCACTCTTACAGTATTTTGGCGTATGTCCCATTTCACCGCATCGCGCACATTGTTGCTCGAGAAGTGCAGGACACGTGATTCTTGAACCAAATTCTGGGCTGCTTTTCGTGTAATGCGTCTTACACACTGCGAGAGGGAAGCCGCGATGCTGACAAAACGTACAGAAGCGTCGCATCTTTCTTGATTTCGTTTGGTTACGGACATCGACGGTTCGTGCCATATCGGCCTTTTCCCTGTCTGCCGCTTCCTGTGCTTCTTTTTCGTCATTCCAGATATTCTTGAAACGTATTGGGGAGAACAAGTTCCAACCTGGAACTATTTTCTTCATTTCGGCGGGGGGTATTCTTTCCAAACGGTATGGTGGGAGTTGAGCCATATCCAGGCGGCGGTATTTGGGTTCAGGAATTATCGCGCTGGCCATTTTCTTTGTTGTCTCTTACGTCTGCTGTCGCTGTAATTTGTTGAATCATAAAAAAAACATTTCAATTTTTTATGAACATCGCGTCGATATTCCGAATTACCTTTACCACCCAAAGACAGAATCGTAATCACCATCTTCATCCTTGGCGTGTATTGACTTCTTCGGTTTTCCGTGCTCCCATATTCCTTCGAATATCAAGAGTTCGCTCCCATCCCCGGATTTTTGAATGTGAACACCGTACCCGTGAAGCTTGTCGTTTTCCCAGGTTCCGGAATATTCGTGCCATTTGGCGAGATGGGCATTTTCTGCGGCTTCTTCGCTGGTATAATTCTTGATTGAGATACCGTAGACAAACGCTGGTGTGCGAAGCGTTCCGCGGCCGTGTCGTTGTTGATGATGACTGCCGCCACAGTGGTGTTTCTCATTCTTCATCTCCCCGCCGGCCATATGCCCCATATATACACTTCCATCCGGGTAAGAGTAAACGTATTCTTGCATTGTTCTCGTGGTTCAGCACGTTTGTGAAAATAGTTAAAAAAACATTTCAATTTAATACACTGTGCGAACGCGGGACGTGATAAAAAAGTTAGTAACACATCACATACACATACCTGTCTCGGTCGGGCGGTCGGTCGGTCGGTCGGTTTCTGGTTCTTTAATATCCACAGGCAAACGGCATCTCACTCTGGTCGTCGCACTCCTCAATGAAATCGTGTTCCTCTGAAGTCGTGCGGAACTCTGCCTCGAATTCGCGAAACATCTGTTCAGGGTCACACACGAAGGGCTCTTCGGCGTCTTCGTCGCCCCAGTTTGCGGCGTGGTTCAGCTTGACGACGACATTGCGGACGGCCTCGATTGCCAAACGACTGTTCTCTTGATTTTCTTCTGGCGATGAGATTGCGTGCTTTGAAGCACAGAGTGCGTTCGATTCAAGGTTCAAACGAACCCGAGGGCCGTGAGGATGCGCGTACGGAGCATTGCGAGCAGCAGACGCCGGTTTCAATGCTGCTTGAAGCCACGGTTTGGCGCGACGGTCTTGCTCGCGTTGATACGACTCATCGCGGTCACGAATTTCCCGTTCACGGCGTTCAGTATCGTCACGGAGATGATTGAATGAAATGTCACGGCGGGGTTCTTCGCGCTCGATGTAACGCTCTTCGCGGCGGTAGTCACGGCGGGGTTCTTCGCGCTCGATGTAACGCTCTTCACGACGGGGGTAGTCACGGCGGGGTTCTTCGCGCTCGATGTAACGCTCTTCGCGGCGGTGGTAGTCACGGCGGGGCTCTTCGCGGCGGGGCTCTTCACGGCGGGAACGATATTGAGAACAGTAGGACGACGTGTGTCCAGTATTGTGGCAGATTCGGCAGGCTTGATTCAGAAGCATTGGGCACACGACTTTTCCATTGGGTCCAGGCTGGTCCTTGACGAAGTGACTGGTATATTCCGATTCGGGACGTCCGGCATCACGGCACACCTTACAGAAGGCACGGCCGGCGGAGGCGGAAGAAGTATTACTGGAAGACGACGACATTGGTATACGCTTGTTTGTTTCTGTTGAGACACTGTTGTATGACTGATTTGAGAAAAATCATTTCAATTTTTTTCAAATCCTTATTCTTGATGCGTATCTTCATATATTTCCGTGCATAGCCACGAAAATGATGCCTGGAATTCTTCCAAGTCTTTTTCGGTGACGTCGCTTCGTTTTCCGCGCGGTACAGTAGGGGTGACTGGACCATCGTATTCTACGAAGGTTGAAATAGAAGACGACGGGTGTATAAACATTGAAAATGTATATCTATATATATCTTATAATTCAATTTGTAATTCCACGCCATATTTCTCGCGGAGTTTATCTCTTAAATGTTGTAATGCGAGAGATAACGCGGCCACTGTCGCGGGGGTCGTCGGAGACGAAAATGTATGACTACACGTCCACCTAAATCCATTCAGGTTATCTTTACGGTCATACACTAATGAGAAAATGGTCTCTGTAGGTGTTTTGCGAACAACACGTATCATTGTGTATTTCGGTAACTGAGTCGCAGGGTCGGTCGCGGCCTCGGACGCTGGGTCAGTCGCGCTTAATTTCATAACATATTCATTTGCGTCATTTAATTTCTCAAGTAGGGGGATTTTCATAGATTTGGATGTCACCCACGGACGCGCAAGTTTGGGATGCGACTCCACTTTGAAATATTCTCTCGGAACTCGTTTTCCATCTTTCAGGTAGACCATCTCTCGGTAGTATACAACATATTTATTCATCATATTATGCGTGATGCCCGGCGGTAATACCTGTGCGGTCTGCTTTCTCTCGCGTTTGTCGTTTCTGATGAATAGCGTGGGCGGCTGCGGCTGCGGCAGGGTCGCAGTGGAAATGGCGTCGGTGGCGTCGGCGTCGGTCATTTGTATACCCCCGGCATAAAACATATAAAACTTGAACGCTCCTAAATACTATCAAGTCCCGCAATGAACGCAATTCAACAAGCAAAACGCGCATTGTCGGCGGGACTCATCTTCAAATTGTCGCAAATCGGGTTCGCGCTTCGGAGCACGTTATGTTATACCAACCGCGTGAATGTAGGGATTCACGATTACGCAGAATACGCCGCACAGTTGCGCGAGGGAGATTCCGTATTTATATCGACGAGAGAATCCGAGGTTCCCGTTCATACCCTCGTCGCGATTCTACGGGCGCGTAATGTATGCGTCGTATTTTATATTATGGAAGAACCGCTTGTTGCGTGGGAGTTTGTTGAGAGATTACTTCCAGTAAGTATTCGGATATTCGTCCAGAATAATGAATACGACCATCCTAAAGTTCACATTATGCCAATCGGGATACGGGATTGCGGGACGATTGTCCTGATGCATCACCGGTTTCATCACTCTTGTTTGTTTGAAAAGGGGGTGTCGCTTCGCACGACATTGGGAATGAATGTTCGGCCGATAAAATGTTTACTGTGTTTCAGTCTATGGACGCATCCGTCGCGCCAGGAGTGCTACCAGTGGTTTACTGGTGCGGGCGCGTCGTCGCCGTCGCCGTCGTTCGTTTATAACCTAAATGACGCCGACGACACAGAGAATGCGCCGGCGACGAACCCGTTTGAAAAAGTGCCAGCGGCGCTAGTCTATGATAAGACACTGGAGAGCCGGTATGCGCTTTGCCCGCGGGGGTGCGGTGTAGATACCCACCGATTTTACGAGTGTATTTACTTAGGCTGCGTTCCGATTGTCGTTCGGACTCATACGGTGTTTGACCGGTTGTATGCGGCGTTTCCGTGTTTCGTTGTTGAGAGATGGGCGGATGTAACGGAGGAACTCTTGGACCAGTCCTATCCGGATTGTTTCGCCAGGATGCGCGAGTTTCACGCGCGGTATCCGCGGTTTTTGACGGACTTGGATAGTATTGAGGGGTTGTTGCGAGGGCTGTAGCGGAGCGGAGCCGAGCGGAGCCGAGCGTTAGTATGAAAAATCATTATAATACAATTGGACACCTATTTTAGCACCATCCCAGACTATAAGGAGTATGCCAAGTAGAATCAATATTGTGTTTTTGATTTTATTACCGATGTATATCAAATAGGGTCCAAATATAAACAATGCGAATATTCGCCCTATCAAATAGAGTATATTCTGATACTGTTTAAGAATGTCGTTGATATTTGACATTGGGTTGTTATAATAATAGGTTATTATATACTGAATGGTAACTACGATTACGAATAAACGACGTCCTCGCCGCCATCGCTGGTCGATGAAATACAAGCGCAGTATCAATTGCCGACGCCCACGCGGATTCTCTCAGCGCCAACATTGTAAGTATGGTCGGCGGGGACGGGGATGGAATAAATACGTAAGTAACTAAAATAATAATTAATAATATTTTGAATATTTATACACGATTTTCAAAGATATTGTTATAAATCATGTTTCATAACTTTATGAAAATATATAATGTAGTAAAGAATATGTCGCCTGAAACAAGAAAACTTTGGATTGAAGCGTTTCAACGTGTCGTCGATGTGGAGGCGGAGGCGGAGAACGCATTAGAAAAAGATAGGCTAGCAATGAAAGGTCCAGTTAAACCATCAGAACAAGAACAAAATCTAGATTATGCCTTGGAAATACTTGAAAGAATGAAACATACCCCAAAAGGTGGGCCAAAAGGTGGGTCAAGAAAACGCAGTATCAACTGCCGACGCCCACGCGGATTCTCTCAACGCCAACATTGTAAGTATGGTCGGCGGCGGGGGCGGGCGTCGGCGACGAGGCGGAAATCCAAATCCGCGAGATATTAAATTGAAGTGCTTTTAATGGATATAAGTATACGTATCGTCGTGATATGCTGTCATTTCTTCGGAATTTTGTTACGCGTCTAGTTGTTCGTAAGCAACCAACCGTCATATTGGGACGTTGGGCGCTCCAATATGACCAACGGATGATTGATTGTAAGGTGTTTCAGGCAAATGAAGACCATTGTGGATGTTGTGCTACTGTTGCAATTGTTTCTGTGGATAATAATGTAAAGGTGGATGAAAAAGAAGATGAGTATTTAATGCCGTATGTAAGCGAAGCATAGGAACCGGTAGAGAGGTGGGGCGAATGTTCCGTGTAATTTATGTTTTTCGTTTTGAACGTGTTTTTGACACATACCTTTTTCTATATTGTTTACGCTTCTTACTGCGTATTTTTTTACCACCAACCTTGCATCCACAATCACCAGAAGAACATTCTTCAACGGAAGGGTGTTCTTGATAGCCTTGAAGTATAGGAAACACATTTGTAGCAATATAATTTATCATTTCATCAATTTTATTCATCAATTTTATCGGTTATCTTTGTGTTATCGCCTAGTGTTAAGTGTCGTTTAAACATTTTCAATACTTCCCTACAGTTTTCTATTATAAAGGGTTCAAATGCTGTGTTTTCTTTTTTCGTATCATATGACATATGAAAAGTTCTTCCACATTTTTTTTGATGGTCGATATATTTAAATGATTTTACACCTTTGGACATTTAAAACGCCATATTTGCGTCTTTTAACGTTTCAAAGCATGTGTTAGAATTTAATTTTTATCCTAGATTTTGTAAGTTTAATTTAAATTATAAATTATTTTAGCGTATATGTATACATGAAAAAAATAGCATTTTTATTTTTAATTTATGATATTTTAAATTTAGAAGAATTATGGAGATATTTTTTTTTAAATGTAGACAAAAATAAATACACTATTTATATACACTTTAAAAATAATGTTCTATTAAAATATTTTGAACAATATAAATTAAAAAATTGTATTGAAACAAAATATGCTGATGTGTCATTAGTGCTTGCTCAAAATATATTATTAGAAGAAGCATTAAAAGATAAAAATAATGAACATTTTATTTTTTTGTCTAACTCTTGTGTTCCATTTAAAAATTTTGAATTTATTTATAATAAATTATCTATAGATAAGTCATATTTTAATATAGCGTCTCAAAAACAATGTTTTCCAAGATGTAATTGTTTATTAAATAATATAGAAAGAAAAAATATACAAAAATCGTCACAGTGGTGTATTCTAAATAGAAAACATAGTCAAATCATAATATCTTATACTAATTCTAAATACATACAATTATATAAAAATGTATATGCATCTGACGAGATTTGTTATATAACAACTCTATTTATAAATAATTTACAAGAAGAAATAATTACAACACCTAATTTAGCAAATAATGCTACTACATTTACAAATTGGGAAGATATGGATTATGCGTTTCCATCAACTAGAGGTTTAAAAAATTATACGTTTATATCAGAAGAAGAAATACAACATCTATTAAATAGTAATTGTTTATTTGGTCGGAAATTTAATAGAGATTGTTTAGTTTGTTTCTGTAAAAATTTTTATTTAAAATTAATAAGTGTGTAATAAACTTATCAAAATCGGCGTTTTAAATGTCCAAAGGTGTAAATATGGGTATTTTACCTTACTGTTTATATTGAGGTTTTTATTCCGTTCGGATGGCAATCCGGAATTACCATATAGTGTTGATATACGTTTTTTTTGATTTTTTAAAAACAAGGTAAGTTTAAATATATGGCCTATGTCATTTGGATTTTTTTGGATTATTTTCTGTAATTCCGGTTCTTTTATATTTTTAATTAAAAAGGCAACAATATCCTCTTTCGAATTTAATGACTCAAACTCTACTTGACTCGAGTCAACTAAATCTCCAATCATTTTAACTAATTTGAAAGAGAGTATATTTGTTTCTTTATCTGAATTTGAAGTACCGTCATTAGTTCCTCCTGGGTTCATCTGAGGTTCTCCTCCGTGTTGGGTTAGTTGCGGTTGCGTTCTTACTGTATGAACACGCGAATATGAATCTTGTATACAATGTAAAATTACACCAATCCAAAAAATATTTGGTACCGCTTTAAGACAAGTATAATTGGAAAAAAAAGATTTATAACATATGTCGCATTCCTCGTTTTTACATTTTCTAATTAAAGAATCATCTTCCAATGCTAGCATATATAATATTTCAAGTCTCCTCAAAATCTTTTGTCGTATATCTATCATTTTGACGGATGGGTCAAATGTCATAGAGTGACCAATTGCTTGCCTCCCTCTATGTGATTGAACAGTTTGTTTTAGCCCATTGGCTTCTTCATCAAATAGGTATGAAATGGAATACTACACGTATTATAATTTAAATATTTTACTTTATTGTTTGGTTTTGTCATAACAAGTTCATTACACGGAACGTCTGGGTAATGAATGCCTGCTATGAGTAATTCATTAGTAACATATCGAAACTCCGTTAAATCTTCAAAATAATTAGGGGGTAATGAACTATTTAATAAATCGTCGTGATAGGTTAATAACATTATTGATTATATAAATAATATATATTGTGATTAAATTATTGTGATTACCTATATTAACACGCGAATATGAAAGAGCATACATTGATTAAGACGGCCGCATTCGTAGTCATTTTCTTATCGGCGTTGTTTTTATTTATCCGGAATTACCCGAGTGACCGATGGTTTTCGGTTGTGTTTATAGTGGCGAGCGGGGTATTGGCGTGGAATACGGAGGCGGAGGCGGAGGCGGAGGCGAAGCCAGAGCGAAGCAGCAATAGTTTATATTCTCTCGTTACTTTATAACCCAATCAATAAAAAATGAACTTCAACATTACAAAATACACCGGCGTTATGGCGTTTTACGCCGTGCTGACGTATATCGTGTTCCCAGCCATCGCCTATTTCTTTTTCGGAAAGACTTTGGAGGCGGCTGGCAACGGTTTCATCGCCGGAAGTGTCGTGTCGGTGGTTTTGTGGCGGATGGTTGGGATGGGGGTGGTGAAGGGAGTGTAGAGATGTAGAATATCATAATAATAACAAGAAGGGATGATGATTCAATAATCATCAAATATGAAATCCGGGTCGCCAGTGATGATGCGAAGAGCCTGGGTAGTGTAGGCGCGTTCAACGGCGTCGGCTTCATAATAGTTCCAATACGTGTCTTGAAGGTGGAGGTCGGGGTAGCGCGGGTTATTTCTACTATGAACATTCGTGAAGTGGCTCATCGTGCAGTGATGAGGCGAAATTGGATACTCATTTTTTACAAACACGCCTTTGCTATTCAGGTGGGCGAATTCTGGCCGTTTTTCGCGGATGAGGTATATTTTGCCGGGTATAAGGTTGGTTGGGTGAACAAGGCGTAGTGGTCGCATCTGTGTTGTGGGGTCTTGGATTGTTTATGATATTGGCCGGAAATAAAAATACTTACGATTCAATTTTATTATTGATTGGTTCAATCCATCGCCCCCACCCCGTATTTTGCTTCTACTTTCTCTTTCATCTTCACGATTTCGTGGTCTAATACATAATTTTCAGGTAAGACCATCCGCAATCCTTCGCGAACGCCGGTGTCGGGTCGTCTTCGCTCATATACCAAGTGCGGTTTTTCGCGCACAACGACGAGCGATAAATACTTCGGGAGCACCGCAGCGGGCGCAGTATCTTCAGGGAAGATGCCCTTATCCAAATCGCTGACAACCTTATTGGCGGATTCCAATTTTTGTAACAGCGATACTTTTTCGGATTTGCTCGTCATCCACGGTTTTTCAAGTTTGGGATGTTTCTCAACCTTGAAGAATTCTCTCGACCGCGTGTGTTCTTTATCCAAGTATTCAAAATAATACACGACATACTTCTTCATCATATCTTGGGTGATACCGGCGGGAAGAGCGCGAGCACTATGCTTTCTCTCGCGCTTGGTTCCATCATCGGCCGTTCCTTTGCTATTCTTTTGTTGTTCTTGCATCGTCGCAATGCGTAAATTGTCGTATCGGTTATTCAGAGGATTTCGGTCAAGGTGGTCGACACTTACGACGCTCGTGCCTTTTCCATTTCCCCACGTGTCCATAATGACTTGATGGATGAAGACGTTATTGTGGCACGAAATATATCCGTTCGTGGTTTTATACCACGTGATTTTCTCGCCTTTGTTGTGGGTTGCTTCGTATTCAAGTATTTTTTGGTAGCTCCTGGGGCATAATTCACAGTATTCATTTGGTTCGCAATACATAATGACCGATGTGATTTCGCCAGTTTGTGGGTTCATTATTTCCCAGATGGGGTTTTTCATTTGATTGGCGTTGCGTCCGAGAGATTTCGTGTGGCCGGGTTTGAAGGTGACGGAGACGGAGTCGGCGGAGTCGGCGGTGGCGGTGGTGGCGGAGCCGTATTTTTGGGTGATATAGTCGTGTTGTGATTGGAATTGGAGGGTCATAGTGTAATGAATGAGCGTAACGAAGTGAAGCCGAACGAAGTAGCGAAACGAATGTGAAGCTGTGTATGGATTAGGGTGAAATGGAATAAACAATTTCAATTTTTTGATTGGAGTAAAATTGAAATTAAATTAGATGGGGTTATTTTATAGAAGGGTGAAATGCCGAAGAAGTGTGCTTTTGTGGATGAGGAGGGGGTGAGGTGTGGGAAACAACCCGCATTTAATAATCCAGGTGAAACAACCGGGTTATATTGCGGTTCCCATCGGTTAGAAGGGATGCTAGATGTTATTTCCGCGATTTGTAGTTTTGAAAATTGTTTCAAAACACCAATATATAATTTTGAAGGTAAACCCAAACGATTATTCTGTGGAGAACATAAATTACCCGGTATGATTAACATAAAAAATAACAGATGTGAATATCCTGGTTGTAAAACTATTCCAATATACAACATCGAAGGTTCAAAAAAGGCAAAATATTGTGCTTCTCATAAGTCAGATGATATGATAAATGTAATTAAAAAAAGGTGTATTCAAACAGGATGTCCACATTACGCATATTTCAACAATCCATTTGAAAAAATGCCTCTATATTGTAGTTGTCATAGAAGTTCCATAATGATTGATGTCACGCACAAGAAGTGTCTATATGATAAATGTAATGTAATCGCTTATTTCAATGTTGAAGGTAGCCGAACCGGATTATATTGTTCTTTACACAAGCAAGAAGGAATGATTGATGTTACCGCAAAGAGGTGTGTTTATCCTAATTGTAAAATTACCGCACATTTCAACTATGAGAATGAAAAGAAACCATTATATTGCTTGGCTCATCGTTTTGAAAACATGATAAATGTAACTAGTAAAATGTGTATTCACCAAGGATGCAAAAAGATGGCAAGATACAATACAGCGACCGAATTATCGCCATTATACTGTTTCGCCCATAAATTACCTCATATGAAAGATATTGTAAGCAAAACGTGTAAAAACGAATGGTGTAATACATTTGTTCGTAATAAATACGAAGGTTACTGCTTGAACTGTTTCATCCACGCTCATCCCGACAAGCCAGTCCCTCGGAACTACAAAACCAAAGAACGCTATGTTGTTGAATACATCACTTCACATTTTCCCGATTTCAGTTGGGTTGCCGATAAAACAATAATGGATAGATGTTCGCGTCGCCGACCAGACTTAATGCTTGACTTGGGATATCAAGTTGTTATAGTGGAAGTGGATGAGGACTGCCACGCGAATTACGACTGCTCCTGTGAAAATAAACGAATAATGGAGTTATCTCAAGATGTGGGCCATAAACCAATTGTATTCATTCGGTTTAACCCGGACGAGTATACCGACGAAGACGGTAACGGCGTTACTTCGTGCTGGGGCGTGAATGGAAAAGGTATTTGTGTTGTGAAGAAATCAAAGGAGAAGGAATGGGAATCGCGCTTGGAGAGGTTGCGCGAACAAGTGGAATATTGGACGAACCCCGAAAACGCTACAGAGAAGACGGTTGAAATTGTGGAGTTGTTTTATGATTGTGACTGTTAGATATATGACGCGATGATAGAACGCGTATTGGAAATAAATTGAATATACTATTTTTTATATTTATCTTGTGATAAACATAAAATAGAATTGTAGATATGAGGCTGTGATGCACTACGAATATCAATTCGAGTAGGCCCTCTTATACCCTAAGTTTCCCTAGGGGATGGACTGTATCTTAAGCCGTTTCAGGTTGCTTACACCTTCATCAACGACCCATACCCTTTCAGTCTCTGGCACCCATTCATAGGCTTTGCTTAGCGCCCTTAAAATGTAGGTATGCGGATTGCCCAATTCTGTTCATTATTACCGTACCCAAGTTCATTACTCTTGGCCGCTTATTCCTTTCGGAGATAAGGTTGGTAGAACAGACTGTAAGGGGTTTCCCGAACAACAAGGTATGTCGCAACTCCGACTTATCGTCGTCGGAATCACTAGTGTCTGGTCTGGTTATATCATTAAAAACATGATACTGAGGACGCAACTCGTTTTCTGTAATCAGAGCTCAATTGATCACAGGAGGACACTTTTTGGGTCTTGTTTACTGTTGATAGTAATAACATCCACATTACTATAACTAGTACATCAAACCCGCCCATACCGGACATCACACGAAGAACGTTGTAATTCACGGCATACACGCGAACCTTGGCAGTGTTAGTTCCCTCAACGGTGGCGTTGGAAAGAACAAGCTGAAGGGTAGCGTTATCAATACGAGAGAAGTTGCACGAGCCGGAAGGCTGGTGCTCCTCGGGTCTCAGTGCGAAGGAATACAGGTTGATACCGGTATCGGGCGCACGAGTGTGGTGCTGCCAAGGCTGAACGAGGTCGAAGTAAGTGCCCTCACGCTCAGAGAAGCGGTCCTGGCCGTTAAGCTGGAGCTTGGCAGTGACGACGGGGTTCTCACCCCAGCAGTGCATATCGAGAGAAGTCTCGGTGAGGACGAAAGTACCAGCATCGGAGACACCAGAGGCACCACCAGCGAAGTTGGTGTAGTTGGCGGCGGCGGCCTGGTCAGTGCCGAGCTGCCACCAAGAAGTCTGGGTGGTGTAAACATCGGCGGCACCAGCGTCGTTGAAGAGGCCGGAGGCGTTGATGTAAGAGCCGGTGGTGGCGACAACGGAGTCGTGAGAACCGAAGGCCATAATGGCGTTGGGGAGGGCATCGACGGCGTCGGTGTAGTTGAAGGGCTGAGCACCGAGGAGGCGGTTGAGAACGGAACCAGAGTCAAGAGAAGAGCAGTAGTCGACGTTCTTGTCGGGCTGGACAACCCAGATAAGCTCCTTAACGGGGTGGTTGAAGTTGAGCTTAATCTTGTTGGAAGATGAACCGACGGACTCATCACCAGTGAACTGGAGCTGCTCGATGAGGTACTCGTGGGGGTTCTGGGCCATACGCCTGCGCTCGTCGGTGTCCAAGAAGACGTAGTCGACGTAAAGGGAGGCAGCGACGAGGGACTGGTTGTAGGCAGAGGTGACCTTCACGGCAGAGGTGGTGCTGGCGTTGTTCAGGGAGGACATAGCCCACAAGCACTCCTCGATGGGGCGGATATCAAGGTTAATCTTGACCTCGTGGTACTGAAGAGCGATAAGGGGAAGGGCCAGACCGGGGTTGCGGCAGAACCAGAACTGGAGGGGGACATAGAGGGTGGTCTCGGGGAGAGCATTGC